ACGACGGCTTCGTGCGCCCGCTCAAGTGCGAGGTGCTCGACTATGTGGTGAACAACCTCTCGCAGGCCCAGCGCTCGAAGGTGTACGCCGTCGCCAACAACCAATTCGGCGAGGTCTGGTGGCTCTACCCGAGCGCCTCAAACAGCGAGTGCGACTCGTATGTGTCGTACAATTACCGCGAGGGGCATTGGTCCATCGGCACCCTGGCGCGCACCGCCGGCACCGACCGCGGCGTCTTCAGCTACCCGCTCATGGTCTCGCCGGACGGCTATGTCTACGAGCACGAGGTCGGCGTCACCTACGACGGCACGGCGCCGTTCGCGCGCTCTGGCGCCATTGAGCTGGGCGGCGGCGAGCGGCTGATGGTGGCCCGGCAGGTTATCGCCGACGAGAACGCGATGGGCGCGGTGTCGCTGCAGTTCATCACCAAGTTCGCGCCGAACGGCGCGGAGACGACCAAGAGCTACACCATCGACTCCATCTACACCCCGGTGCGATTCACCGGGCGGCAGGTTGAGATGCAGATCACGGGCGCGTCTCCGGCCACAGACTGGCGCGTCGGGACGATGCGGCTCGATGCCGTGGCGGGGGGAGAGCGATGAAAGAGGTCGAGGGCATCGAGCACATCGCGCCCTTCCGCGAGCCCATCGAGCGCGCGCTCGCCGAGGGCTACGGCCAGATGGGCTACCACGACGTGCTCGACGGGATCGCGCGCGGCGAGTACCAGTTTTGGGCCTCGAACGATTCGTGCGTGGTAACGACCGTTGACATCTTTCCGCGCATCAAGCAGCTCACCGTCATCATCGGCGCGGGCGACCTGCGCGAGATTGATGATGTGATACGCCCGGTCATCGAGGCTTGGGCGCGCAGCATCGGCTGCGACACTATGCTGATAATGGGACGCCCAGGCTGGCAGCGGGCGCTTGAGGGTTACAGACGCACCGCGGTGGTGCTAGAGAAGAAACTATGAGCAAGATTTTTTCGTCCAAGAAGAAGGAAGTCTCCAAGACGGAGATCGACCCGAGGATCTACGACAGCGTGCTGCGGAACCTGCAGTTCGCCGAGGATGTCTCGGCCATTCCTTATGAGCCCTACCGCGGGATGATGGTCGCGCCGTTCACGCGCGACTATATGGAGGGCGAGGCCGCGACGCGCCGCATCGCGCGAGAGGGCGGCTTTGTACCAGAGGTAGAGGCCGCCGCGCGCAACGCGCAGGCGCTGATGGGCTACCAGCCCGAGCGTGTCTCGGCTGGTCGCATTGGCACGCAGTTCGGCGCGCGCGACATCGGCGCGGAGCGCATCGGTGCGGCCCTTGGGCGCGGCCCGGAGCGCATCTCTGCCGGCCGCGTCGGGACCACCTTTGGCGCGCGCGATATCAGCGCGCCGGGCGCTGCGCCGATGGTGCAGGGCGCGTCGGTGCTGGGGCGTGACATCGGGGAGTACATGAACCCCTACGAGCGCCAGGTCATTGATGCGGGGCTTGGGGATATCTCGCGCGCCGAGGAACAGGCACGCGGCGGGCGCTCCGCGCGCGCCACCGCGGCCCGTGCCTTCGGCGGCTCGCGCGCCGCGATAGAGGAGGGCATCGCCGCCGGCGAGGCCGCCCGCGAGCGTAACCGCTTCGTGGCCGAGCAGCGCGCGCAGGGCTTCCGCGAGGCGTCGGCGCAGCGCGAGGCAGACGTCGGCCGCGAGCAGGCGGCGCGCCTCTCCAACCAGAACGCGGCGCAGAACGTGATGGAGCTCGCCCAGCGCGGCGAGATCACGAACCAGCAGCGCGACCTTGAGCTCGCTCGGCTTGGCCTCACGGCCGAGACGACGAACGTCCAGGCCGGCCTCGAGGCCGCGCGCGCAAACCAGCAGGCGCAGCAGGACTACATGCGCATGGGCCTGTCGGCCGAGGAGGCGAACCAGCGCGCCATGCTCGACGCAGCTGGTCGTAACCAGCAGGCGGAGCTTGAGGCGCAGCGCCTAGGGATGACCGCGGAGCAGTTCAACGAGCAGCAGCGAATGGAGGCCGCGCGCGCGAACCAGGGCGCCGGGATTCAGGGCGCAGAGTTCCGGCTCGGCGCCGGGCGCGACCTGGCGGGCTACGGCCAGACGGCGCTCCAGAACCGCTACGGGGCGGGGGAGGCGCTGATGGGCCTCGGCACGCGACAGCAGAACCTCTACCAGCAGTTCCTTAACGCGCAGCGCGAGGAGGACCTCCGCCGGCAGGAGTTCCCGCTGCGGCAGCTCGCGATCCGGCAGGGTGCGGTGTCGGCGTCGCCGTACAACGTGACCCAGACCGGGACCGTGACCGGGCGGCCGTCCTACTGGGACATGGCCGGAAAAGTCGCCGGCGCGTTTTTCCCGACCCCGACCGGTTCCGACGAGGACATGAAGCGCAACATCGGCGGCATCAAGAACCCGCTCGACAAGGTGCGCCGCCTCAAGGGCATCGAGTTCGAGTGGGAGGACGGCTACGGCGAGAACGAGGGCGAGGACAGGGGCGGCGAGGAGGACATGGGCATGTCGGCCCAGTCCGTCGAGCGCGCCATGCCCGAGGCTGTCTCGCGGCGCGAGTCGGACAACATGCGCCAGTATGATCTGCCGCAGGTTGTGGGGCTGCTCACCGAGGCCGTGAAGGAGCTCGACAAGAAGGTCGGCGCCAAGCGCCGCGGGAGGGCGTGAGGTGGACTTTTTCAAGAAGCTGACGGACCGCGCGGCGCAGCGCAGGATCGACGCCGACGAGGAGATGCTCAAGCGCTACGGCACGCAGTACGCCGAGGGCGGCGGGATGCAGCGCGGGCTGATGCGCCTAGCGGCGCAGGGCGGCGATGATGAAATGGACCTCTCGAGCACGCTCTCGGCCAGGGTGGGCCAGCCCACCGGCGGCGACCCGCTCGAGATGTACCGCAAGATGTACCGCACCTACGGCGGCCGCAAGACGCGCGGCCTGCTCTTTGATTGAGGACCACGAACATGGCAGAGAAAACAAAAAAGCCCGGATTTTTTAGCCGTTACGTCGGCGGCTTGCTGGGCGAGGATGTGGAGTCCATGACCCCCGAGGAGCGCCGCCGGGCGAACCTGTCCGTGCTCGGCATCATCGCCCGCGGCATGGGCTCGCCCGAGGCGGGCAGCGAGGCGCTCGCGCTTACCCGCGCCAGCCGCGCCGCAGAGCGTAAGGCCGCAGACGACGCGCGCCGCACCGCGGCAGCAGAGGCAGAGATGTCCCGCATCGCCGGGCGTCTCTTTGGTGGCACCCCAGGAAATCTTGAGAGTCTTCCTGGGATTAGCGGCGAGGGCGGTCAGCTGACCGCTAGTAATCGCCCCAGAACGCTTGAGAGTCTGCCCGGAGAGGGCGGAGAGGGTGGTCAGCTGACCGCTCGCTATCGTCCGAGGACGCTCGAGAGCCTTCCTGGAATTAGCGGGGAGGGTGGGCCGCTGACTTCTCGCTACCGACAGGACCCGATGGAGGCGATGTCTATGCTCTACAGATCGCAGGCGGGGCGGGACGCTGCCAGGTTAGCGCCGGATCTTGCCGCGCTGGCTAAAGAGGGCACCCTCGGGAGCATCGTCGGCGGCTCGGTCGTCAATCGACTGACCGGCAAGGTTACGACGCCGGCCGAGGCGCCGAAGCCCAAGATCCCCGAGCGCACGGTGGACCTCGGCGGGCAGGTCATCGTTTACTTCAACGACGGCACCTCGCAGACGTTCTCGAAGGGGATGGCGCCCGGCGCGCGCGCGGCGGGAGGCGGCGAACGCTTTAAGATTTTGAGTGCAGCGGAAGTTTTGGAAGCAGGTTTAAAACCTGGCTCTATATATCAAAAAAATACTGTTACTGGTCTAATTACACCGATGCAGGGTCAAGATTCTGGCGGTCTTGGCGAAACAGAGTTGAGACAATATAACGCCGCTACCCTAGCCATTAGAAACGCAAGAAGCAACATTCAAAATTTTGCTGATACATTGACTAGAGTTCCTGCAACGGGTGCCATTGCAGGGGAAGGGCGCGGCGAGCTTGAAGGGTCCTACACCCTCGCGCTTGGTGCCGTGCGCGAGTTGCAAAATAGCGGTGTCTTGAATGTGGGGGAAATTCCGTTTTTGGAAAAGGCGCTTAGAGACCCCACTACTTTTTCATCAATAATGGCTTCTCCCGTAAGGAGAAAAGAGATTGCTGGGCAGATCAAGACAATACTGACTCTGCTTAACCAAAGGGAAAGTAATTTGAATAATCTTTATTTTCCAGGTAAACCGCCTCCTCAGAATGCAACTCCTTCTGCCGCAAATCCTGTCGTACCCACAAATCAAAACAGATCGCCTAGCCCAGAAACAAGGTCTAGGGCAGCAAATTATTACCAAGAAGGTGACTAAAAATGGCACGTTCAACTATCCAACACTATAAGGCATTGCAGCGCGCGCGAGCCGCTGGCGACAATGATGCTGCTCAAGTTATCGCAAAGCAGATGGTAGACGACATGAGCACCGCCGAGCGCGCTATGTTTGGCGTGGGTAGCGGCGTTACTAATGTCGCTCAGAACATCGGAAACATCTTTGGCCTTGTTGAAGATGAGACGGTGCGTGAGACTCGCGCCTTGACGCAGCCCCTTCGTGAGACGACGGCTGGTCGTATTGGTGAGTTTGGTGGAGAGCTTGCCACCTCTTTAATCCCTGCCGCTGGAACAGCGAGGGTTATTGGTGCTGCCGCGAAGGTTTTGCCAGTCTTATCAAGAGCGCCAGCACTTGCTCGAGCCATTGGTGTTGGGGCAACAGAGGGGGCCGTGCAAGGCGCTGTTACCGCAGGCCCAGATGATCGCGGAGAGGCGGCTTATTTGGGTGCGGCAACTGGCGGTCTTTTCCCTGCCGTTGGTGCCGCCTATCGTACTGCTCGCGCTGGAGTACGTCCGACCTCTGCTGCTCGCGCTTTGACTCAACAGGGCGTAGAGCTTACGCCGGGACAGATGAACCCTCGTGGAATTCTTGGTCAACTAGAGGAAGTTACTGAGGCGCTTCCGTTTGTTGGCCCAACCGTGCGCGGCGCAAGAGAGGATAGTTGGAGACAAACTAAAAAATTAGTTGCTGAAAATGCCGCGCCACCGGGGTTTCAAGGTGTTATCCCAGACAACCAGAATAAAGCAGTGGATGCTTTGCGCAAGGGATACAACGAGGCATATAAAATTGTAGAGGGTATCGATGTAACTCCGTTTGGTTTAAGCACCGGATTTAAGCAAGCCGTTAGAGATAGATCTACTCTTGTTAAAAAAGACGATGTTGGCTCTGTTGCTAGATTTTTAAATAATGAACTTTCTGCAATTCAAGGAAGGGGCATTATCAAGAGCGAGGATTTATTGCGCATACGGAGCAACATTAGAGAACAACTTCGAGCTCGTGACATATCTAGTGGAGCCGAAAGGCTGTTGATTAACGCTGAAAAGGCGGTTACCGATTCTCTTGATTCTCAGCTTCCAGCGGACGCAATGTCTGCCTTAAAGGCCATCGACAATCAATATGCAAAATTTGTTGTTTTTCGGCGTGCTGTTGAAAAAGGAAAAGAGTCCGACTTTACTCCAAATCAACTTTCGTTGGCTGTAAAGGAAGCCACGGACGCAGGAGAATATGCAGCTGGAGGCGGTAGATTGCGAGAAATCTCTAATCCTGCCGCTGATGTATTTTCCACAACACAGCCAAAAACTGGCCGCATGGTTGCAACATTAGGCGCGCTTGGGCTTGGTGGGTATAGTGCGTACCAAGATCCTACGGGGGCCGCTTTTCCATTGGCCGGGCTAGGGTTGCTATACGGAACTTCTGCCGGAAGACGGCTTGCTATGGGTCAATCTGCAGCCCAGTTACGCGCTCGCGCTCTTGAGAGAAGTGTTCGCCGTAATGTTCCTAAAGCATTTCGAGAGGCCGCCTCTACTGGAGTGCGCCGCACCGGATCCTATGCCGTTCCAGGGCTGCTAGTTGATGAAGGCCAGTACGACGAGGGTTACTAAGAGTGAACAAGCCCACATGGATGCATCGCGCCCGGCTATCCAACAGTACCTGATGCGTGGTATACAGTCGCCGCTCGCTAGGCGTGCAATGATGTCGCGTGGCACCCGAGGGATCGCAACCTATGCCCCAGCAGCAGGACTCCTCTCGTCGGAAGACTGACCGCCACGCCCGGCTGCAGATCCCGCGTCGGTTCCAGTTGCACGGTCATCAGCTCACCGTGCGCATCCTGCCGCGCACCCGCTGGCCGCACTCGATGGATACCGTCGGGATGTACGACCCTGCCTGTCACCGCATCGACCTGCGGGGCGATCTGGGCGACACCGAGCTCCAGCAGGCCTTCTGCCACGAGTGGAGCCATTCCCTGCTCTGCGAAATGAACCACCCGCTAAACGACGACGAGGTATTCGTGGACAACTTGGCGAGCCTGCTCCAACAGAGCCTGAGTACATTTGACTGCGAAAACAAAAAATGCTGACCGCATCTGACCAGGACTTTATCGCCGCTTGGCAGCGCCTAAAACGACCCGCAGATGTGGCAAGGGCGCTGAACCTTTCGGTGCGGCAGGTGTTCACGCGCCGCCGATCGCTCGAGACGAAGCACGGCATCGTGCTCGAATCTGAAAACAGCAGGGCCTGTACCGAGAACACGCGAGGCCCGTCGGGCGCAGCCTTCCGCGCTAGCAAGCTCGCCGCCGAGCGGGCGGTTAAGTACGAGGGCGAGATGCACGACACCATCGAGGACGGCGTGGTGCTCGTGGCGAGTGATTGCCACTATTGGCCGGGTGTCATCACCGTCGCGCACGAGGCATTCTGTCGGCTCACCAAGACGCTAAAGCCCGAGATGGTCATCCTCAACGGCGACATCCTAGACGGGGCGCGTATCTCGCGCCACCCGCGGATCATGTGGGAGCAGCAGCCGCAGCTCAAGGACGAGATCCACACCGTGCAGGACCGCTGCGCTGAGATCGCCCGAGCGGCGGGCAACGCCAAGCTCATCAGGACAATCGGCAACCATGATGCGCGGTTCGAGAACTACTTGTCTGGCCGCGTCGCCGAGGTCGAGGGGATGCCTGGCACGACGCTGCTCGACTTCCTGCCGTCATGGCGCGCCGGCTGGGCGCTGCACTTGAACGCCAAGACGGACGGCTGGGTCTGCGTCCGGCACCGCCCGGTCAATGGCGGCATCCACGCGGCGTACAACTCCGCGCTCAAGTCCGGCGTGAGCTATGTCCACGGCCACCTCCACCAGCTCAAGGTCACGCCGTGGGGCGACTACCGAGGCAGGCGCTACGGCGTGGACACCGGCACGATGGCCGACATCACCGGCCCGCAGTTCACCTATGTCGAGGCGGGGCCGGTCAACTGGGCGTCAGGCTTTGCCGTGCTCACGTTTCGCGAAAAGCGAATGCTGCCGCCCGAGCTCTGTGTGGTCGAGGGCGGCAAGGCGTGGTTCCGGGGCGAGGCGGTCTAGCGCTCCCTCGGGTCCACGCCGGCCAGCATCGAGGCGTACCAGAGCATCTTCTTGGCGTCCTGCTCCACGGAATCCTTCAGCCCCAGGCGCCAGTTGTACTTCGCCACCTGGCCGCGCAGGTACCCGCGAAACTCCGTCGGCGAGAGCTGCGCCTCGATGGCGTCGATGCACTCGATCTCGCCGGCCCTGTAGTGTGCCGGGTT